ACCCCAAAAAGGAACTCTGGAAGCTCCCAGCCATGTATGTTGGTGAGTACGCGGAGCAAGACGCGGCGCTGACCTTGGAACTCTGGCGGCACTTCAAAGTCAAGATGCGCCAAGATGAAGTCGAATCAATCTTCAATCTGGAAACCGAGGTCTTCCCTGTTCTCATGAACATGACGTACCAAGGCATCCGCTTTGACCGCAGCAAGGCAGAGCAGTTGATCGATCAGTTGCAACGCCGTGAAAAAGAAATCCACAAAGAGCTGCGCACAATCTGTGGAGCAGGTGTGGATATCTGGGCTGCCCAATCCATAGCCGTGGCCTTTGACAAGCTCGGCGTGGCCTATGGCAAAACAGGTCGTGGCGTTCCAACCTTCACAAAAGGCTTTCTCGATGCCTGTGAACATCCTGTGGCTAAGTTGATCGTCGAAGCCCGCGAGACCAACAAGACGCACAGCACATTCCTCCAGCCATATCTGGACTTCAGCGCCAAGACCGGGCGCATCCACCCGCACGTCAATCAGATGCGCAATGAGGACGGCGGCACGGTGACAGGACGGCTGTCCATGGCCAACCCCAATCTTCAGCAGGTTCCTGCCCGGCATGAAATCATCGGCCCGCTGGTGCGCTCGCTCTTTCTGCCCGAAGAGGGCGAATTATGGGCATCAAACGATTTCAGTTCCCAAGAACCGCGACTTTTGGTGCATTACGCCCACCTCTTGGACCTGCCCGGGGCAGAACGGATGGTGGATGCCTACAACAACGACCCTAACACCGACTTCCACCAAATGGTCGCCGACATGGCTGGAATCAAGCGCAAAGCCGCCAAAACGATTGGTCTGGGCCTGATGTACGGCATGGGCAAAGGAAAGCTTGGCGGCGAGTTGGACTTGTCTGCTGACGAGGCTTCAGAGCTGATCAACACGTTCCACACCAAGGTGCCGTTCCTCAAGGGCACGGTGAACGCGGTCATGCGTCGGATTGAGCATCCAGCATCCGGCGGAGCTATCCGCACGCTGCTTGGCCGCAAATGCCGCTTCCCTCTGTGGGAACCGGTGGAGTGGGGCGTGAACAAGGCGCTGCCGCATGAACAAGCAGTCATTGAATACGGCTCGCGGATCAAGCGTGCGGGGACCTACAAGGGCCTGAACAGGCTTATCCAAGGGTCGGCCGCAGATCAGACCAAAGCGGCCATGGTGGCGCTCGCCAAGGCCGGATTTACGCCCATTCTGCAAGTGCATGATGAGCTGGCGCTGTCGGTCAAGGATCGGGAGGAGGCACTGGCTGCTGCCGAGATCATGGCCAATGCTGTGCGCTTGGAAGTTCCCAGCCGCTGTGACGTAGAGGTCGGCCCGAGCTGGGGTGAGGCAAAATAAAAGGGCCCCGTAGGGCCCTTTTTACTTGAACAAGTTTTTGATCTTCTCCCAGATCTGTTTCTTCGGAGACCTTACGATCTCCATCCACGAACCGGGCTTGGGTTTGTTGTCTTCAAACAAATCCAGCTGCGTGATCGTGAACCTGTACTCACCCTTGCCCCTTCCGGGGACAAGGGCCGCTTCAATCTTGTTCTCGTTGGCCAAACCCAACCCACAACGGCGGACCATGGAAATGGGCAGCGTTGTAAAGGCTGCAATCTCCGAGGTCTTCATCGAGTAATTGTTCGTGCGTAACGCACCGAGGAACAGGGCCCGAACCTCCGCCGGGGCCATCTTGACGGGCAACGGTTTGATCATCGCTCGCGTCCTTGCAGCCGGTCAGCCACCAAGGTAGCGTAGCCAGCAATATCAACCCAGTGATCCACCACATCAGGGTTGCCGTTGACGATGCGGCCAATCTTATGCACGATCATCTCCAAAGCTTCCCACTGGTCATCAGCAAAGGTTTTGTCATGCTTGGCAGCATGGGCAGCCATGGTGCGTTTAATAGCCTGCATGAGTTCTGCGCCGTCTTTGAACTTGCCGTAGTTCTCGGCCCGCGCATCGAGCGTTGCATTTACATCAGGAACGGGCGGCATAGGAACCATCTCCGGGGGTGCCCAAATCCCGATCTGATTGTCCAGCGCCTTCTTGCGCAACTGGTATCCAAGGGACGGGGTGATGCCAAACTTCTTGGCCACTGTCCCCACCTTGGCATTGGGATGGTTCATGATGTACTCCATGAACTTGACTGACTTGCTGCTTTGCTTTCTCATACTGGTGCGTCCTCTGTTTGATGAACACCGGCTTTGCCGGGTTTTGAAAACCGGCTTTGCCGGATTCGGTTAGTAAAAAATATCGCCGAGTTTTTTCGGCATCCTGCTCATGCTTTCTGTGAAGCATTTCCAAAATCTTTGGATCTACGCGCTCGAACGGATTCCACCCGTTTCTCTCGATAATTGTTGAAACGGTCTCGGCCCTCTTCTTTGATCTGCGCGGACGTGACTGCAACTTCTTCAGTTGTGAACTTGTGTCCATTTGCACACTCTCTCCTTCTTCTGTATCTAACAGGACTGGACCGCGTTTCAAGGATCACGGACCACGCGCCACATTCAGGGCAATTCATTTGATTGGAGCCTCCATGCATTTATGCTTCTCTGCTTCTTTCTTGTTCAAGAAAATCAATTTGCAGTCGGTGCAATGCCAAAGCTCGTTTTGAACTACCACGGTCTGCTTTTCTGCGTGTTGCCCACGCACCCTGCCAAAGAATGTTCGTATCTTTTCAAGCATCTTGTTGTCTCTCCCATTTTCTGCACAAATCTTTCACGGTCTGACTCTTGCGCTTGCCCTTGCACACGTTGCTGATTGACTTCTGCTTGGCCTTGGCTTGCAACTGCGCTGGGGTCAGGGGCTTTACTGGTTCTGCTGTAGCTGGAAACAAACCTGTCACGCCCAGCCAGCAGCACACGGCGGCGACAAGTAAACGATCAAATATCATTCTTCCCCCCGATGTTCATACAGTCGCTTCTCTAGTCGCTCAATGCGTTGTTGGTTGTACTGAACGATTGACCTTGCATACTCCACTGCGCTCTCCGCTTCCAGCTTCTTGATGACGGCCTCACGCATTTCTTTCTCGATGATTTCGCTGATGGGCTTTGGCTTCATCAGTTCCTTGATGTATTTGAGTGTTGAATCTTTCCAACTCATGTGTTTCTTTCTTTTAATGCGGCTTCAATGTCACGCACCATCTCCAGCAAAGTTCCCTTCCCGCAACCGCACTGAAAGTCTTCCCAGCCCCAGTAGCTTTCTACCTCCTCATTCGTCAGCCCTACCCATGTGCGCTGATCTTTGCTTGGAATGTAATAAGTTGGCTGTGTCATAGCGTTGACCGCCTTATCCACGCTTGACTGCATTTGATATTGCATTCCGTCAATGAATCCGTGTTCGTAATCTGCGCCTTTATCTAGGTACGGCTTCTTACGCAAAATGACCTTCTCAGGGTCTGTTGGATGGTCTTCAAAATATGCGGCACTCATGTGTTCTTCTCCTTGAGTTTGGCTTGCTCAATCTTGGACTCAATCTGATTGTCTTGTCCTTCAAAATGCTCAACCTTTAAACCGCAAGCCATACAAACATAGCGTTTGCCGTCTCGCATATAAAGTTCAAGTTCATATCGCCAATCATGTGTGCAAAAATCAGTCATGTGTTCTTCTCCTTGAGTTTTGCTCTAATGGCTTGGGCAACATCCCAACCGACACCATCGCAGTCTTCTACGATATCTTCAATCTCCTCATCCGTCAGCCCTACCCATGTACTCTGTGGTGGTGTGCAGGTATGGATGTCGTTTGTGCGTTTGCCGCATCGTGGGCAGAAGTTGCGTTCTTGGCTTTCCAATTCTGCAATGGCTTTGGCGGCTACCAGTTTGGCGAAGGCTATAAGGTAATTTCTTACATCGCCAACAGTCGGGTTGTCTGCAAAAATATCAACCCATGTTTTACTGTCAAAGTGCGCCCGTCTTGCCATCTCCATGATTTCATCTTGTGTCATATCAGTTCTCGCTGAACAGAAACAAACCGCCATTCACGTTCTGCCCTGCCTGACTTGGACTTGGTGACCCGACCAGTCAACTCCACCAAACCGATCTTGGCCAACTCAGGCAACCGCCTTGCGACTTGACTGCCATCCAGCCCAGTCAGTTCAGCGATGCCATCTTTGCCCCGTGCGCCAAAACGCTGGAGGCAACCTACGATCAGGTCAAAGTGCTGCCGAGCCAAATCTTGTGCTTGGTCTGCGGCGGCGTGGCTGGTGGCTGGGTCAAGAGACCTTGCCCGATTAAAATGGGATTGCT